CTGCGACGCAGTGCCGATGTTATCCAACTGCCCGCGCGACGTGTCGAGGATCGGAATGCCCTCAAACACGCTGTCAATCATCGGATCGGCCACGAGGCCCGCGGGGAGCGCCTTGATCGTGCCCGCCTGCCCGCTGCCCGGCGTCGACACGAGCGGAGCGGGAACGCTCTCACTCTGCGCGCCCGGGGCCACGAGCAAGCCAATACCGACGGCGCCTTCCGCAACCTTTGAAAAGATGCGGGTGCCGTCGGTCCATCGAACCATACCCGCCAATGCGGCGGGCGGGTTATTCGCGTAGCTAGTCTGCTGTCCCATCGTTTTTCCCTCCGCGCCTTAGCGCATCGTTTCCAACATCGAACCCTGGACGGCCGGATAGCCGTCGATTTCCCGATTCGGGTTGCTCTTGCTCATCGCGAGCGGGCGACGGTGGCGCTCCTCTTCGGAGGCGTCGCGGCGCATGCGGTAGTGGTCCATCGTCGGCTGCTTGCCGTCGTCGCGCGTGAAGCCCTCGGGCGGCTTGCGGAGGTGCGCCGGAACGCGGCCACCCTGCACGCGGTTGTTTTCGTCGAGGCGCAGCCCCTGGCCATCCTTGCGCGTGGCGCTGTCGGGCTGCGCGGGGATCGCGCGAAACAGCCCGTCGAGATAATCCTTCGACTTGCCGTCAAGCTTGATCTCCGTGTGATACGCCTTGATCGCCAACAGCTTGATCGCGGGCACGCTGAGGCCGTCAAGCTTCGTTTCCTTCGGCAGCACGACGCGCGCACGACGGATCACCGCGTCGCGAACCTGCACGGCGCGATCGAGGCGCTGCGGTGAATTGGCCTCCGCAAGCTTCGTCTTGAGCTTCTCCGCTTCCGCCGTCGCAGCGTCGGCGCGCGCCTTAGCCTGATCGCGTTCTTTGATGAGCTGCGCGCGAGTGGCGGCTGCATCCTTGCGCGCCTTGTCTCGACGGGCAATCGCGGCTCTGTGGGGATCGGTGCCCACTTCGTAGCGGGTGCTACCGATCATTTCAAATTCACGCTCCATTGTTCGCTCCTCTTTGTCCCGTCGTTGGTTACCCTTCGAATCAAGCCGTAAACGGACTTCCGGCCCGGCCCGGCCATCCGGGACAAGCGCCACGTGGTTGTATCGGATGTTGCGTTGGATGCGATCGTAGCGCTCGCCATCGGGCGCAACGCCCGGCGTTTCGTCCACGTCGCAATTGTAGCCGCAGCTCAATTCACGCGTGCCGTTGCGAATCGCGTCGACAGCTTCCTGTGCTTGCCAAACGGTGCGCGCGGCGATCTTGTCCCCGTCTTGCTTCACCGTGCCGCTTTCCACGTGCCCCATGTTGTGCTTGCGATGCATCTTGGGGGTCATGGGATCGGTGGGGTGCAGGTGCGTAAGCGGCGCGTTGGGAAGCGTCGCGAGGCTATCCGCGTTGAAAACCTCTTCGGGCGGGCGATACTCGCGGATGACGGTATCGTCATCCTGCACGTAATCGAAAACACCCGTACGCGTCAGAAAAGCGGGGATGCTGAATCCACCTTGCGGCGTGATGGTGACTTCCCCGAGTGAGCCAACATCGAAGCGGGTACGCCCTTTGATAACGCCCATTTAATGGACTATGAGAGCAGATTTTTTGAATGGCTGCAAGGGGTTGGCCGGGATACAGCGAATAACCTAAGAGCTGCGATCGGTTATTCGCTGTCGTCTTCTCCTGCGCCGAAGGCGCTCTCAATGGCGGGGACGGCGATGCAGCGGCAATTGTAATCGTCGCCCGGGTGATCGTCTTCCCCGTTGCTGGATTTGTCCGCCTTCAAGGGGGGATCGTCCCATTCGTAAATCTCATCCGGATCGTCCAATTCCGCATGCTCGGGGCGCACACTACCGTCGCGGCGGGACAGCCAATGATACCCCGTAACGCCGGCTTGCTTCTGCGTCGCCTGATTCATATCGGCGAATGTGTTACCAAAGAGTAACCGCACGCTCGTTTGCAATTGGCTCTCTGCGCCGTCGAGTGCCCCGTCGAGTAGCGCGCTGAGCGCCTCGCGCGTGCGGTCCTCTTCGGCCACCGATTCCCATTCGGCGAAGGCTTGGCTAACGTGCTTCGTAGCCTCCACGGGGTAATCCTCGAGAATCGACACCAACCCGTCAACGAAGCCGTACGTTTGCTCGCTCAGATCCACTTCTAGGTCGCGCGCCTGCACGCCCAAGCTTTCCGCGACCTGCGCGTGGACGTTCTTCGCCATGTCGTGCGCGAGCGGTGTCACCGTTGAGCGCAACTCTTTGCGGGCCACCGTGCGCGCACGCGGGGCGTCTGTGCGTGCATTGCGATGAAGCCACGCGACTTTGAGGTGCGGGTTGTGCGCGCGCGCGACGGCAGCGACGATGAGCCGCAGCCGCGCTTCGATGCCTACCGGATGCTTGGGTGCGCGGCGCCGCAGCTCTGCGCGCTTGGCTGCTTTACTCTTACGAGGCGCGCGTTTTCTGATGCGTTCGCCAACTTTGGCAATGCGCGCATGAGCATGTGCGGCGAATGAATTGAACGGCGCCGTCTGATGTGGTTTTTCCATGCGCCTTATCCTGTTTCACACGACGGCGAACGTTTTCGCAGGGCTCAAATGGAAGCGCTTTGTTCATGCGTAGTGGTATCCAAATTCAGCACGCACCGACGCAGAAGCGGTGTTGCCCGGCGTGGCGTAGAGCTGCACGCGGGCCGGGCCCTGCACGACGGCGATAGGCGTGCCCGGCCCAAGCGAACGCGTGCCCGCGAGCCCCTGCGCGGCAAGGGTGGACGTCAACGCCTTGTCTGCCACGTTCGCCAGCGGGTAGGCAGTGGAGCGCAGATTAAATTGCGTCTGCACCGTGGCCACTTCCAAGCTGTCAACCTGCACGTCGTCGACGAAGAGACGGCGCCCACTGGGCACGTACGCGTGGCCGATGTACGAGCGTCGATCACCAGCGGCGAGTGCAACGATTGCCGTGCCCGTGCCATCGGTGGAAGGGTAGAGGCTGATCGCGCCCGCGGCCACGCCACCGCTGCCCACGGTGAGCGCCTCGATTTTGTCGATCAAGCGGATAGCGTTCGCGGCATCGATTTGCACCGCGGTCGCGCCATTGAGCGTCGCAGTGTACGTGAACGGGCCTGCGATGCTGCCGTCTGAGGCCAACGTGTAATAGGTGACCTTGATAGTGCGCACCCCCGTGCCCGCGGCGGCATCGTTGGCCGAGGCGCTCTTGACGCTGAGCGGGGAGGCCACCGACGGCTCATTGTAGGTGGCTGCGTTGACGGGCACTTCAGTACCCGCGGTGAAGGCGGCTGCATTGTATCCAAACGCGCGCGGCATGCTTTTTATCCTTTCGCAGAGGTTGGGTTAGCGCGGCGTTCACGTGCCGCTTTCTTTTCGTACTTGGCTGCGATCTTTTCGTGCCCCTCAGCTAGCGCTGTATTACCTCGGCTGCGTTCAATATTCGCGATGGCTTGATGATATTCGGCGTGATGCGCGTTGGTATTGCCTTTGAGCGACACCGTTTGCACGTTGCCGCTACTCGTGGCGCCTTCGCTGCCACTGCCACTGCCGCCATTGCCCTCGCCGAATTTGCCGTCTTTGTCGCGCGGATGATCGCTTTCGTTCCAATCGTCCATGCGCTCCGATTCGTCGAGCAACGTCTCATCATCGTCGCGCATCGTTACGTCTCCGTCACGCGTGGCGGCACAGGTTCGGCCGAATTCTGCGCCGTCTGCTGTTCAGCGGCGACGCCCGGCGTAGGCGCGGGATCCTCGGCTGCGGCTTGCGCGTTGCCTGCTTCCGTCTCCATCGTTTGGAGACTCGTGGCCATGATGCGTTTGCGGCTGTCGCTGTCGATCTTCGTCTCGAGGCTGTACTTGCCGCCGCCAAAGCGCGACAGTGCTGCCTCTTCGGGCGTCACCATGCCGCTCGTGATGTTTTGCGTATCCGCCTGCGCCTGCGCCAAGTGCATTTGCGCCTCTTCTGTGGCAGTGAGCTGCCATAGCGGCGGGAAGACAATTGACCAGTCCTCGGGGTTATCGAAACCTTGTGCGACCGCTTCAATGTACAGATAAGTTTCGATCTGTGGGCGGATGCCTTGCGTCTGCGTCGCCTTGATTGTGTCATACCACCAACGGATGTTGCCGTCGGCAGCGTTGCCAGCGTTCAAGCCACCGGGCGACTCACCGAAGAGGATTTGCTTAGGCATGCGCGCGGCGCCCGCAACGCGTGTGTACGTCTGATCGAGCATGTCAGGGATGCCATCGAACGGAGTTGCCACGCGCTCGAATTCCTCCGCATCGCCGCTTTGATCGCCTGCGTCGAGGAGGATCGCGCGGAACGTGCTACGGATCATGTCCATGAATTGGAAGCGACTCAGCATCGTTTCTTGATCCGAGTCGATCATCTGAATCAGACCGCGGATCTTGAAAACCGCTTGCGAAGCATCGCTGAGGAGCGTGGCGGCTGACTGCCAATTGTCGTTGAACAATTGCAACGCGCGGTAGCATTTCTGCAACACGCTGTAGTCGGTGCCCTGATTGGCCAGGCGCAGGCGCTTTGACGTCAACTCCCCGCCAAAGCGAATCATACGCGACTCATGAATCAGTAGCACTTGGCTCGTGTTGAAAATGTCGTACGGCGCGCCCACGTAGACGGCAACGGGTTGGCACAGGTAAATCGCCACGTCGCCGAATTTCGGCGCGAGCATATCCGCGTACCAACGCCACGGAGTCAAGTCGCGCTTGTCAAAGACGGTGAGCGTTTCAACGTTCTTCACGTTGTCGCGGTCGAGCGGCTCCCATGGGTCGCGCCCGTCATCCACTACCATGAAGATGCTGCCCAAGCCGTAGAGGCGACCCCACGTCATGGCTTCGCGCGCCTTTTGCGCGAGCCCGTTTTCGTCGACGCGCTTCTGTAGAATGTTGGCTTGCTCTTGCACCGTGCCACTCTGCTTTTTCATCGCAGCTTGGGCGACGGTGCGGAGATCATCCGCCTTCGGATTGGGGTTCTTTTTCAGGAAGTCGTTAACCTCCGCTTGCGCGGATTTTGAGATCACCATGAAGCCTTCACGGAAAGCTTCGTCGGGGACAGCAGAGACGATGCGCGCGGCAACGTCGTCGCTGTGGTACATGGCTTCAAGCTCAAGCGGAGAGATAATCGGGTCCAAGACGGGGCGCGTATACGTCGTCTTGTCGCGGCCCCCCGCGAGCCCCGTCATTGCATTCATCCAACCGTCAACGCGCGTGCGGAATTTGGCCATCGCATCGGCGCCACCAATCGCTAACTTTTTCGCCCACGAGGCCATCAATTCCTCCGCATACCTAGAACCGAGTATATCTCACCGGACTTGACTTTCGCCATCGCTTTTGCATACCGCGGGCCCATGTTGTCGTGCAGGTAAATCAGCGCCTGCGTCATCGCGTCCACGTCATCGTCGTGCCGCGCGAAGGGGAAGCCGCACAGCTCCTCAATCATGTCTTCCACCCACGCATACGTGAGCTTTGTTCCGTCGGGCAATTCAAATTCAGCATCCGCGGCCGGCAGCACTACGTCACGCGATTCCGCCAATGGGCTGACGGCGTTCGCGCGTGCGACCTTGCCGCCTTCGGGATCCACCATGATGATGCCGGGCAGCTTGCCGCGTAGCACTTGCTCCACCGCTGTGCCGTTGGCTTTGTCCTCTATGAGCTTGGCGCGCGCCTTTGGCCATCGCTTGGCGAGCGCGAGCAAGCACGCGACGGTGCCCGGTAACCCTAGCTTGTCGTGGATGCGATCGATCAAATAGTACTTGCTATCCCAACCCAGCGCCCACACGTGAATGGCCACGTAGTCAGCGCTCTTCGTGTCTTTGAATGAGCAGTCAGCGGAGATAGCGAGCGCGAGGATCCTCGACGGCAGTGTCTTCCACCGCTGCGAAAACCATTCGCGCTTGAAGATATTTCCTTCACCCGGTGACGGCCGCTGTTGCAACTGCGCGGCTGCCACTTGGCTGCCCATTTCACGTTCTAGGAATGCGACCGACGTTTCATCGAATCGCGTAGGCACAAGCAGCTCCCCTTCGACGGTGCGCCGATCGCCGCCCCATTTCGTTTTGCACGCGCGCTCAGCCTCGAATCGCATGGGGAAGCAAAGCACCGTCCACGCGCCCACATTCTTGTCCTCTTCAAGAATGCGGCCCACGAGATCCAACTCGTGGAGGCGCTGCATAATGATCACGCGCGTGAATTTTTTGGGGTTGTTTTGGCGGCTGGCCATGGTGCCACGCCACCACTGCCACGTGCGTTCAAGCGCTGCGGCGGCTGTCTCAGGGTCACCGCTCACATCCTTCGGCTTCGTCGGATCGTCGATTACCTGTCGCTCAGCGTGCCAGCCCGTGCCTTTGCCTGCGACAGTGACAGAGACGCGGCGCCCGCCCTTCGATGTGCTGTACACGCTCTGCGTCGTCTGATCGTCTTTGCTGTCGGCGATCGTAACGCCCTTGCCCCATCGATCTTGAAACCATCCGCTGCGAATGAGCTTGCGACAGCGGAGCGCATCGCGATGCATTAGATCTTGATCGAACGTGGCAAACATCCATTTCGTTTTCGGTTTGATGATCCATTCCCAAACCGGCCACAAAACGCTCACGATGGTGGATTTAGTGCAACCGGGGGGAACGGCGATGATGAGACGTGAGATCTCACCGTTGGTGACCGCTTCAAGGTGCTTGCAGATCTCCTCCATGTGCCACGAGGGCACGAGATCATCAGGCTCGACGATGTGCCACGCAAGTTGGACGAATTGCCACAAGCCGCCGCGCTTCACCAGCTCGACGTCAAGGGCAATGTCGTTGTCGGTGGCTTTGTAGACGGCTGCGTCTGAGGCGAGGAGTTGCACGGGCGGGGCGACTAAGGTGACCGATACCAAATAGGCGGCGCAAGCGGCCCGTTCGGAAACGGTGGATCTCCGACGTACGGCGCGGGCAAATGCACAGGTGAGCCCAACAGTGTCGGTAACAGCATCAGTAACGTGGTGCTATCCGCTTCCAACTCGATCACGGTGCCGTCGGGCCGCGTGAGCTTGCACTTACACATTAGTCCTCTTCCGCCTCTTCGTCGTCGCTCTCATCAAAGGCCTCGTGCTCCTCTTCGGTGAGCATGGACTCCTCAAGCGTGTCAGGGTCGTTACTGGCGGCGCCCGGAAGCGTGCCCGGATGCGAGCGCACAGCGTCGTCGCTCGGGGGCGCTTGCGCCGTGGGATAGTTAGCGCCGTCCGCCTCCGATTCGTCGAGTAACATTTCGTCGCTGTCTTCCTTGCCAAAATTCATTTCCGCCCCTCCGTCATCGTGTTCACCGATGGGCAACCGCTCTTCAGTTGCCAGCTCATAATCATCGCCTTCGCCGTTGCCCGCCTTCGCGCCTGCCGACACATACGGCGTGCCGTCGTTGTTACCGCTGCGGCTGAACAGCTCACACGCGGCATCCAACACGTCTTTGTTCATTGCGTCATGCGGGGTGTAGCCTTCGGATTGCATCCAATTCGCGAGCGCGAATGGATTCGAGATTTCGCTGTGGCCCTTCATGGCCTCAACGGTGCCTTCCCAACCGGCTGGTGCGGAGTCAATTCGCTGATCGGCCATTATGCGCTCCTACCCACTAGCGCAGCATAACCGATCGTAATTGTCAAGAATTGGGCGTAGAGCGCGGATGAAACCCCACGAAAGTGGGGATCGAGTTGTGCCGATTCTCGAGAAACATGCGGAACATTTCAAGCATGGTGGGATCGAGCAACTCAGGAACGGGATTCATGGGATCGCTCATGATGGCCGCAGCGATGAGCAACAGCGAACAAACCACCACACCCTGCTTTTTTCCTTTGAACGTGGCTTCGAGCGGCGTTTCCAGCTCCTGAATCAACGCCTCCATTTGCCCCTTGATCGACTGATAAATCGCAACCGCTTTCTTTCGCTCCACGCTTTCATCGCTCATCGCTTGGCCCCTTTGTTGATTTGTTTCCGCAAGCGGAAATAGCCTCGATCGAACGCTTCCCCGATTTGATCCTGTGTCGGTTTCTTTTTCTTCCCCACCTTGATGCGCTCGCGCGTGTCGGCCACGAGTCCCTGATACATCGTGCGGATTGCACAGATGACGTATCCGGGGCCGCCGCCCACAGGCACGATGTCAGCTTGCGGCCATGGCGGAGGGGGCCGCAGCGCACCGTCAGCGCTCACCGCTTTGAGCACGTCAAGAATACCCGCACGGCGGCAGATTTCGGTTGCCGCTGAGCGCAGCCGTTGATAGCTCGGGTCGTTGGAATTGCGCGCGCCGTCGAGCGCCTTCCCAAGCTCAGCAATGGCGAAGTGATCCACCACTGCCATCAACTCAGGGTCTTTTTCATAATCGTCGTCAGTGGGCACGATTTCAGCAACCTCCATCGGTGAAATAACACGCGGGCACGCAATTGTGATCCACGTGGCCGGGGACGAACGCGAGACAGTACCAACCCGCCGGGCACACGAAATTGACACCGCAGAGCTGCCCGCAGTGGCCATCGTCGGCGCACGCTTCACCGCTTGGGCAGCCACCGCCATCGTTGCACAGCGAAGGCGGACGCACGGCAGTGGGCGCCACATGCAACGGCTGAGGCACGCCACAGGCGGCGAGGAGCAAGGCGAGGATCGCGATC